TTCTGCGCTGTGTCGTTGACCCATTCGCCGCCGTCGTATCTGAAGAAATCACCCGATTCAGGTTGTGAAATAATAACGTCTGAAAGGTCGTTTAGCTCTTCCGCGCCGCCTGCATCCGTAGCCGGTAGCCAAACCGATGTGGCCGCGTCGTAGGCAATCACTTGGCCGTCAGTTACGCCGGTTGTGTTTACGTCTGCAAGGTCGCCAAGGTCAACGCCGGTTATCGGGCTGCCTTGTGCAATTTCAAAATCCGTTCGGCTAATTCTTACGTCGTAATCGGAAATCACGTTATACGCGCGCTGTGCTTCGTCGAAGTCAATCACTTCGTTCATGTACGAAATACTCTGCACGTTCACGCCGCTGTATGTGCCGGTAACACGGTCCAGTGCAGCACGTACCGCCGTACTCATGTCGATAACCTCCGTGTAGCTGGTTGAATATAAATTGACCTCGATATTAGCCGTGTCCATCTTCGACGGTTCACGCTTGGTATCGCTCGGTTCGTTGTTGCTGATATTGTAAACCACATAAGGCAGCGGCGCATCTTGTTGGGCTACCTCCGGATAAATCCGCGTGCCTACAATTGCCGTAAGTTCCGTGCTGTTATTCAGCAAATAGAATATCGCTTTTCCTACTGTCATCGCATATATCTTTCGAATTCTTTTCTGACTCCTGAGTACAATTTCTTACGCATCTTTTCGTGGTTCTTCTTCTTCGCTTTCTCGAACACTTGGTAATTCTGTCCGCTGCGGTTCTTACCTCCGAATGCCTCGCTGTAATCGCCCTCTTCTACTATATGCGCAAACCATGCATCATGCCCCTTACGCACGTTGTTAAAAGCACGCGGCCCACCTAATACCGTCGCGCGGCTTTTGTTCGGTGTCCATGTCCCTACCGAATTTCTAAGTGTGCCCGGCTTGATATCTTTACGGCCTTTGACTTTAATTACTTTTTCAGCGTCTTTAATCCTGCCGGGTCGCCGTAAATACCGCACGTAAATTTGAACCACTTGGCGGTTCACTTTGCGCATCTCGGTCATGTCCTTTTTGTTGAACGCAATAGCAAGGTCAAGGCGTTTTAAAACCATCTCCAGCCCGTCAACATTTGCCGTTTGTAGTGCCATTACTCGCCGCGTAAAGTGGTTACGATTCGCAAACCTTCACGCCTTCCAATTTCTTGGAGCGCTTCGATTTGGTAGTAATTGCCGTCATAGTTTACACGGTCGCTTGGAATTACTCCACTTACATCGGCACTAAATCGAATGGTAAAGCTAACCGGTTGCTTCGTTAGTATTTGGTCGCTTTGGATAGACTCCGTACCGCTTCCGTACTTGTAAGAAACCTCAGCCCATACCGTCGCGTATGTGCCCCAAGTTTCTGCACGTTCGCCGTATTGGTTTGTCGTTAACGCGGCGCGCTCGATGACAATGCGCCTATCCATTTTACCAAACCTCATACGCTTGTAATGATTCGGTAAGGCGATAAAATCGCGTGCATACCCATTGGAATTTCACGAGGAACACCGCCGCCGCTTGTTACCTCTTGCCGGTTTTCGTATAGGTGTCCAACCATCAAACGGATGGCCGTAATAATCGGCGTGGGTATTGAAGCCTCCGGATAACCGACCACCATGTTAACCTGAACCGCGTTGAACGTGTCGTCGTAAAGGTCCGGCACGCTATCGAATGTGATCCGCGTGGCCTTCGTCTTGATATCGAACCAATATTTTGCAGTCGCTAACGTCTGCGACGCGTTCGCCGTGTCCAAATAGGTCACGCTGGTAATTGATTGCACAGGGCCAATTGGAAACCGCGCGTTATAAAAATAGTCCATATAACCGACGGCTGCAACGTCACCCAATCGCGTGTTACAATAGTCCTCAATCCATGCAATTGACGCGTTCCGGTAGGCTTCTATCAACGTGTCTTCATCGCTAGAATCTACGCGTAGGTGTTCCTTTAATTGGGCGACGGTTATAACGCCGTCAAGGTCAGGCGCTCCCGTAATTTCAATGGTCATCATGTCGCTAAAATACGGACAAAAAAAAAGGGAGAGCCGAAGCCCTCCCCTTTCCAATCATCACCAAAGAAATTAAGCATTCAAGTGCTTTGCGATAGACAAAGCTCCCGGCTGTCGCAAATCGAAGTCGAAGAATCGGTTCACGTGCAACTTAATTTGACCGTTCGCCGCAGCGCTATACGGGTCTACTAATAAATCCACGCCGCCAAACAGCGCGCAAATGGCGCCCTGAGCGAAGTTTCCAAACACCATTTGACCTTTTGAAGCGGTCGTACCGTCTTCCAAAAATCCATTTACAAGGTATGGAGTTGCTGTCGCGTTGTACATGTTGAATCGGCCGTTCTCCCAAAGTGGCGTGACGTTTCCAACCTGCGCCAATACCTTAGTTAAACCATATGCGCCCGGACTCATAACGTAATTGGCGCCTGCAAGGTTTGCACCTTGTGCCAAAGCATCCGTTTCCAAACTGTTGACAATTGCAGTAGTCAAAGCGCCATCGGCAACCAAAGTCTGATTGACCGCTGTTGATGCCATGATAGTATCAAAAGCATAGTCATCAATGTAAGCGTTCATAGCCGCTGCCAACTCGTTTGAAATTAGCGTGTCTACTTCACTTCCGCCCTGTAAAATGAGCATTTTTGAATAAGTCGTAAATGCGGCTACACGTTGTGGCGTCAAAACGACTTGGTCCATATTCAACTGTGACGCTGCGTCTGCGCCAACTTCGTTACTTGGGTCGCTTGGTGCAGTACCTACCGCCTTCGCGCTCACTCGTGGAAACTGCAAGTTTCCGGTAGCGTTACGAATCATAGTTGTGCCTAGTCCTTCAATAACGGTTGGAGCGCGTAACGCCTGAATCGCTGATGGAACTACTGTTGGAACGAATCCAGCGCCTGCCTCCCCAGTGGTTGCTTGGAAGTCGTCAGCCGTACGCAATGCGATTGAGGGAATAGATACCTGTCCATCAGATTGCAATCCCTGCGCGCGCATTTCTCTGCGTGCTTCTGTTGACCATTCCGCTTCAGCGCCTTCTAACTGCTTACCGTTTGAAATGGCTGCAATTGCACGGGACAAAGAGAAAGAACCATTGACGCGCTCAACTTCGCGCTTCTCAGACGTTCCAGCAGAACCGCTTTGAGCCATTCGCGCAACCATCTGCTGCTCACGCTCTTTGTGCTTGATCTTGCTATCAAGGTCAATAATAAGACCGTCCAACTTATCACATCGCTCCTGCTCTGCTTCTGTTAGTGTTCGGCCTTCTGAATCGGCCTTTTGGCCAACGGCTACAAATTCCTCATAGTGTGCGGAACGTGTGCCCTTTAAATCATTTAATGTCATCTTTTTAAAATTGTTAGGTGCTAAGTTACGCACCTCGGTTTTTATGGTTTCAAGTTCCTGCCGTACTTCCGGCGCTTCCTGTTCGGTTTTCATTTCCTCTGCTTCCTCTTTCGCCGCTGCCATGTTTCGGGCTGATACGGTTGTGGTTGCATAGGCTGGATATGTGACCGGGCTAACATCTAACAGTTTGCCCATACGTTGCACGGTTCGCGTGCTGCGGTCTTCACTCCATTTTTCATCTGTAATCGTAAACGCAAAAGAACTTTGCGAAATATCGCCGCGCTTAATTAGTTTGTAAAGGTCGCGCCCGTCCTGCGTGTCTGCAAGTGCGGCCCTGTACTTTAGTCCGTTTTCGTCAACGCTCAATTCAAGTGTGCCGTTGGTTGTTCGTGCCATCGGTGCGCCTTCGTGGTTTAGCAACAATCGCACGTCGTCTTCTAAAACGTCATCAAATGCACCGCGTGCAATTGTTTCACGAAAGTATCCTAAATCCGTCTCCGTGTCGAAGTTTGCCGCATAGCCTTCAATCACTAGTGAATCATCACCGGCTGCGCGTACTTCGCTCGTTCGCAACTCGACGTTATCGCCGTATTGCTTGCGCAGTTCTTCGATGCGCTCGTTATCTTTATTGTTCATTGTTCGTTGGTTCTGCAACCTTGTCGCTGTAAGCTTGTAAACTTGACAAAGCAATCTGATTAATTTGTACGGTATGCACGTCGCCGCCATCCGTTGGATTCATTTCCTCCTTGCTTCGCACCTCGTTGATGTTCAGCACGCCATTTTGTAGCATCTTCGTGTAGAAGTCCGCACGGCTTTGCATGTCGCCCCTATACAAGTCGTTCAAATTGAACTTTGCGTATAGCTGTGGGCGTTCGCGGTCCTGTATCAGCTTGCGGTCAATCTCCTGTTCAATTCGCTTTGTCCACGGGCTGACCGTATGACGGGCAAATTGTAGGTTTTGCTGCTCAACGTTGTTGTAAGTTGTTTGGCTTTCAAGCTGTACCAATGTAGGCGGCACGCTAAAAATGCGGCAAATCTCCTCGGC